CCTTCAGTGGGCTTAGCAATTTTGTCGAACTCGCCAAGGATCTTTGAGAAGTCTTGGTTGCGAGATTTGCGTAGTGTGTTGATATCCATATGATTTCCTTTGTCGTATTAAAGTGTATTAAAAATGTCGTATGTCACGATGATCATGATATACATTTATTTATATCAGATGAAGTCTGATACATCAGTTTTTTGGGAAATATTTTCAGGCTCTTGTTCTTTATACCAGAAGGGATCTTGAACAATTGGACCATCTAACATTCCAACCAAAGAGTACTGAGGACTCTCGATCTTGTTTCCAGCAAAATGAATCTGATGGAAATACAGTGGATCATAAATTACAGCGGTATTAAACTTGAAGTCTTCCTTTACGTAAGGCGTCCAGTCATCATTACCTTCGAAGTTCTTCCACTTAGCAACTTCTTCTTCGGTTCGTCCAGAGTAAACTGGGAACAAACGCTTGAAGACTGCCTCATCGCAATCCTTCACAGCTTCGTTGTAACGAGCATGGAGGACACCATCGAGCTTTGCCTTAAAGAAGGTCAGTCCCATGTTAGTGTCGCGTGTCAGGCAGAGCTGTGTAGAGAATGGGTATGGCTCAAAGCGAGGCATATGATTGGCGTTGCTTGACATCATACCGTCTTGGTAAATGTTACCAGAGTAATACCAGCTGGAGAACTTCGTTTCAACTGTAGTAAACTCTTTGAACAACTGCGAATACAGTTTGGTCAGAGTAGGCAACTCTAGCGAGCTCAACAGTTGACGGTGTCCAGGTGTAGTAACTTCTACGTCACCACCATATGCTGGATGCTGTGACAATAACTCAACCAATTGGTCAGGGTTGTCAAAGATATCGCGAATGATGAAGTAACGAAGACCACTGTCCTTGTCGAATACAGTTTCTACTTCTAGCTTCTTGTTAATTGAGATAGCATCAAAATGCTTACTACGGTTGATCAGATTGAAACTCATCTTCTTCCTCAATATCGTCATCATCTTCGTAGGTTACGTCGTCGATGAAACGATGGTTCTTGTTAAACTTTCTTTCTTGTTCAGCAGCAACTGAGCGTTTACCCTTGTTGCTTTTGCGCTCATCGAAAGACTTCTCTTTGTGGTAGGTGCGTCCCATATCTTACTCTTCACTAAACTCCATGAATGCTTTTTCCATCTTTGCTTTATCGAACTTGATAAAGGGTTTCGCCTTAACGATTCTACGAATCTCATCAGCGAACAATGAACCCATACTTTGTTTCCAAGAATCCAAGAATGGATGGAAACTGTCAAGGATAACAACAGTCTCAAGGGTAATGTGACCACCCAAGAACATGTGGAACAGGGCAGCGATATTGGGGAACTTCACACCAACATCATCTTTGAAATTCAAGCCGTTGGTCTCATAGTGTAGACGAATGTGACTCAAGTCGGTCTTAAAGATTTGGGTGATTGATTGCTTTCTACGAACCCACTCTAAGTGTAGCTGATCATTCTCAGCCGATCCGTAGACAATATCAGTGTTTCCCCATGCGCCATACGCAAAGTTTGATACTAGATACTGAGCCAATTCTTGTTTGGTGTCAAATTTGTCAGCCAGCTTCTCGTATAATCCAAACTGATTGCGCTCGGCGAACTTCTTTTGCGAAACGCGGATATGGTCTTTCTGAACAGTGATGTCATACTTATCCGTCATAAAATGCATCTTGACAGCAAGATACATACGGTAAGCATTAATCGCTTTCAGGTTAGACATCGATATCGAGGGAGGCTGGCTTTGGGAAATAGTTGAGGTCTGTAGCATTTACTTTAATCTTATCTTTGAGCGATTTGTTGATCAGCTTCTTAACGTCTTCAGGTTCTAGATAGTTCTCTTTACAATATTCTAGGACAGCGTCCATATGAGAAATACGTCTATCCTTAACCATCTTCTCAATATGTAGTGAGAATTGTTTTGGAGTATCAAACATGTTTAGTAAGATAGTATTTTGAGTGAGTGATAAATCGGGAGACATCATCATATTCTTTTAATTTCGTTCGGTAAGTTTTCCACGCTGGGCTGTCATAATTTTCAGATTGGTTCATTTCTTCTTCAGTCTCGTCGAGAAATTTGGAGAAGAAAAGATCCATCTTCATCTTTTCAAGGATAAAGGCGTGGTGAATATCAGAGATGTTCGCGGAGGGATCGGTAAGATTCACAAAGTTTGCGAATTCTCGTTTGGCTTGCTCAAGGTTCATGCGGGTGTATCCAAGTGCTCTTTCAAGAACTTAACGACTTGAAAATATTTCGGGAACACATGAGTCTCGTCATGAAATCCGTCTTCAGATTCTTGTTCATACTTAACGATATAACCGTTTACTACTTTAGTGATTGTAATTTCCATAATGTTTTCCTTCAAGGTAGGTATATTATACCTGATTACTTACTGATTGTCAAGAAGTTTTTCCCAATACTTCTTGTTCTTAAACCCAACGTATGGCGCACGATAATCTTCACCAAGTTTCCATGCCATGTAGCTCACGAATGTGCTACAGTTATTTGTCAATAGATTGAAGTTGCCATTCTTTGGATATTCGTTCATCGCTTTTGTCAGTACACTTTGGGATGCATACTTACCGATGTAGTCAAGTCGTGGCTCAGAACCAAACCACTTCTGGGATGGGTCGCGATCAGAGACAATTATCTGTCTAGATTGTTTGTCTACCTTACCATGCCATGGATATCCACCCTGTACATTAAGAGTTTCCATATCTGTTACCTCATAGGTTGTCCAGAAGCCACCGTTGAATACAGACATCCACGTATGCTTACCTCCAGGCAACTTACCCTTGAGACCATAAGCATTTGCTGATAGAAAACAAATGTGTGGTATATGGATACTCTTCAATACATCAGTTGGGCTGATGTCAGCATCATACCACTTGGGGTACTTTGTAGTAGTTGTCATGCTGTCGATCGTAGGCACGTTGCCAAGCGTTGCGGTCATATTCAAAGTTACCAATTGGTTCAGGGTCATGAAGCATGTAGTTGTATTTGTCAGTTCCAGATACCATGATGGTAGATTCTGGGGCAAACTTAACATAAGGCTTCGCATCAGTTGCTACGTAGATTAAACCAAGAGCAAGTCTAGGTGTGTCTGTAGTGTTATTGTCAGAGCCATGAATCATGAATGGGTTGTGCATCAGGAATGTGCCTGGAGCGCATTCGGCGTAGATAGTTTCTTTGGGGCGATTGTCAATTGTTTGGCCACGCATTAGTAGGTTGCCTTCAGCTTTGACATCGGAATGATTGTGTTGGCCTTTCAAGTGAGATCCAGGAATGTACTGAATACATCCCATCTCTTTTGTTGCGCCAGATAGTGTTACCCAAACAGTCAAGCCTCTTTCCTTTGGAAGGAAATTCCAATACGTTGCGTCTTGGTGCCATGAGACATATTCTTTGGACTCTTTTTCTTTGTTCCAAATAAGGGTATCCCAACAGGAGAAGTCGTCGCCGAGAACTTCACGAACATGCTCAAGGATGATCGGGTTCTTAGTCAGCTCGTTAATCCATGGGAAAAGGACATTGGATTTACAACGGTAATCAGAATTCATCAAGTTATGTTCCTTGATGCATGTCATCATCTGTTCCGTGTATTTCAGAGTTTGCATTTGGTTCAGAAATTTAACTGGACCGTAAAAGCCTTGCTCTTCGTACTGTTGCTTAATCATTGTATGCTTATGTTAAAGAATAGTATATAGGTAAATCATATAGGAACACACTGCCAATTATTTTGAACTTGCTTTTGTGTTCAAACTATTTTTATCTGAAACGACTCGGAGTACGACTCCCGAGCTCAATGTGTTGCTATATGATATGTTAAGCCAGCCTATCTTTCGTGCGCCTTACTCAATAGACCAAGTGGTGGACGTTGAGACCCGAACCCTTACCCTTATCACCTAGTATCGCTGCTTATCTTGTCTTACTGATACAGTCCTTTTCGAGGGGACTGTTTTCTTTTCAGATGTAACAAACCATAATTCAATATACTCCCAGAAGACGTCACCTCCTGTAACCATTACCTCACTCTTGTATGGGTCATGACTCCCTTAACTCACTAGGTCTTGCCACGGCTGGCTATGCCTGATATTTGACTAAAAGTATACTGAATTATAGTGACTGGTGTTACGCACACCAGTCAAAGCGACCGCCCTAAGCGACTAGTTTACACTAGATCGTAACGTGGGTTCATCAATGCCTTCAGCATGATTGCTTCTGGTGTAAAGTTATCAGTGTCGCCACCTAGAACCGCCACCATGATAGCTGGGCTGAACCCAGATACCAAAGCCACACCACGTGTGTCGTACTTAACAGGAACGTTGTCCTTTGCGTTAAGATTCCAGAACACGATCTTTGGCAGTTCGTATCCTGCGTCTTCAAACTTACGCGCCATCATCTTCATCGCAGAGTCGTCGAAACGAGCACATTGATCGAATTGCATGTCCGAAAGGATCAGCAACATTTCTGGCATTTCTTCTTGAGGAACACCACCATTCTTAGCTGTACTCAGGATCTTGTCCATTGCCTTCACCAAGTCAGTGTTCATTCCCCAGTTAGAAGAAGACATTTGCTTGACCTTGTCAACGATGTTACCCTTCAAGTTCAAGAGCTCTGGGTTACCAGAGAAAGTTAGGAACGTATCCTTGAACTTACCCTTGTTCTTGTCGGCCAAGTATAGACCCAGCGAAACCGCTACGTCTAGGCAAGATATTGCTGATTGGGAGCCATCACCACCTGCCTTACACATCATCGAACCAGATACGTCAACCAGTGGCAACACGTTTGCGTCACCAACGAAGTTTTCCATAGCATCCCATTGTGCTTGCACAAGGTTTACTTGAGTAGCGTTGTAGTTCAAACGAGAGTAAGAACCGATCAAGCCCTTCAACACATCGTATGGGAACACAGCGCCAGCGTTTACCTTCACATTCATAGCGCGATCCTTTGGATCCTTCACCAATTCTGCGACGTACTTCGCGTACTCTGGAGTGTTACGGAAGAATGCCTTCTTGTAACGAGCAGCCGCCACGGATGGAACATGGGAGAAGTTGATTTCGTCCCAGTTCTTTGCGCACATTTCTTGTTCAACAACCTTTGTCATTTCGACCAAGGACTTACGGTAGAACTTTGGAGACATGCCGAAGAACTCGCGGATTTCGCGAGCGACCTCACCCTTACGTGGTGTCCACTTTGCAGCCAAACCGTTCTTCTCACGAAGAGCGTCGCCCAACATTGTGTAGGCTTGTGACTTCAAAGGCTCTGTCTTAAAGACAAACAAGTCATCCCAACGACCCACTTCTGGAACCTTGGCCAACAGCTTTGCTGCCAACTCTGGGCGATAAGATTCCAAGTGCGCCATGATTTGACGGAACAACTCACGTTCACCAGCGCCACCACGTGCGTCACGAAGCCATAGAGCCAAGCGCATTGCTACGTCTTCGTTCTCTACTAGAGCTGCTGTGAATTCGCGAGTGATGTTCTTGCCACGAGATGCGCCTGCCTTGAAAAACAGGTCAACACAAGCCGAAGCTGTGGACTTACGAGCAAGCATACCGTTCTCAGTACGTGCTTCTTGATTAGCGATTGCGTTTACAAATGTAGACATTCAAATTACTCCATAAAATACAGGCTCCGATTTGAGCCTAAAAACAACAGGATAGTTTCCTTCTTTTTGTTTCAACTGAGAACACGAAACTCAGCTGTAAGGATCGTTGCTATTTAAAGCGAGCTGTTACGACTTTCGTGTAACTGGCCAATCCCCACATACGATACTAGGCATGAAGCCCAGTGAGGTTTTGGTTTGCTGAACCTATCCTAGATTCATTCAACATTATCAATTATACCTGACTTCATGAATAAAGTCAAGCACTTTCACAAAAAATATCGGGATGTTTGTTCTGTAATTTTCGGTTTATCTAACCAGAGTGCAATTGAACCACTCAAACTCATCCAGTTCGCTGGCATATTCCAATCAAAGTATGGACTCTCAGTGTGCATTCGGGCACTAACTTTCCAACTCCTACTAGGTGTTGCGAGGCATAAGAGCATGCAAAAGTCGTATCTTACCTATCCCCAAAATTGACGCCTTACGACGTTTCCTCCGTATAGGGGCTACTCTTAGATCAGTAGTTGTTAGCTGCTGTAATCATCCCATTTCCAAGTATCAATTATACCTTAATTCAACAATAAAGTCAAGCACTATTTATACGATTTCGTCTAAAAGTTTCATGTATTTCCGAACAAAAAGAACGTTCAGCTCCTTCTCAAGGTTGAATTTGAAGTCCTTGGCAAGGGCTCCAGCGTCCTCCATGGACATACCTACAGACTCACATGCCAGCGTCCTCCACCCAGAGAACTTCGTGTATGGTTTGACACGTGAATTTGCAAGGAGTGCGTGCGCGGCTGCCTCTTCAAAATTCCAGTAATCGGTCTTCCAGTGCCTTTCACCATTCGCATGCGTATAGAAACTGTATCCATACTTAGTGGCGTCTCTCTCGAATTCGCTTTGATGGCGGTAACCATTTTCCATTAAACCAAGAGTCTCAAAGAATATGCTGTGTAAATCGTTCTGGATAAACCAGTCAGCAGTTTCCATAACACTCTCTCTCGGTTCTGGATGTAACCCACAAATAAAATTCAAATGTTGCTGAACTTTACCGCCCCAAATATCATGATATAATTTTGGGATATACTCTTTAGCATGTTTACCAGACCAAGCCTTTCCAACAATAGAAGAAGCCTTTGAGTGTAATGATTCAATACCATGGTAAGCGCCAACCATACCGCTGTCCTGTAAAAGAATAGCTGTCTCTGGATAACGATGAATCAAATCAACACGGATATATGAATTCCAACGAATCTGGAAAGGTAAGGTCTTGGTCATATCATACCATAGACGTACCTTATACTCAGTGTCATTAAACGTATCACAAAGGATATAGTATCGTGTAGTGCCCCAAGTGTTGTAATTGTGAATCAACTCTTCTTTAATACAGTCCATACTACGTAAGTAGTCCAACTTACCACGACCAATATTCTCATGTTGACAGAATTTGCACTTAAAAATACACCCTCGCGACACCTCAAGAGGCAAGGTTTCCCCAGGAACAATGCAATCTTGTATGTTGAATTTAAAATTCTCAGTCTCAATGTTGTACTGAAGGCGTTTAGGTGCTGTGATTACTTTGGCGAATTTCTTTCGTGGATCAAACATCGGAACTTGCAACACATAGGTTGGTAGTTGATCATTAACACCCGCCAAATAATCAACAAGTTCAACAACAGTAGCTTCTGCATTACTGGTAATACGATAATCTATCGTACCGAATCCCTCGATATGTTCTGCCAAATAACCACCCAGAACGAATTTTGGTTTTGAAACTTCTGCGCGAATAGTCTTAAGAGATCGAACGATAGTCTCTGGCATTCTTCGCCAGAACCCATCAGACTGTTTATGAATACGCTGTGCAAGGAATGTTGTGCTGACAGCAACCATCAAGGTTTCTTCGCTAACAAACTTGCGAAGGTATTTAAGCACCTCGTCTTCTGTCATGAACGCAACAAAGTCAATGACTTGGACCGTATAACCCGCTTGCCTTAAATGGTGAGCGATCTTATACGGTCCAATGTAACGGCTGACTCGCCGTTTGTCGACTGGGTTTGCACAATCGTTGAGGATTACTACATCCATGGGTGTTCTTCCTCACACTTTCTTGTTACTTCTTCAAGTTGTACATTAAGATCGTCAACCAAAAGAATTGCCGTATCCAGTAACCATTTGATTTCAGCATAGGTTAAAGGATACGGCTTGCGCTTTAGACGTTTCGCTTTCTTTTGTATGCGAAGTATCTTTCTAGGATCCATCAGGCAGCTTTCTGCATACCCATGACGTCCTTCATACGGTCAGCAGCATATGAAGCTGCGAACGCGCGTGGCTTGACCAAAGGAATCACGTTACACATACCACGAACGTAACCGATCGCTTCGTTCACCACGCATGATGAGCCGTGCATTTCGCTTGGGTTAATGTCCAAGTGAACTTCGATTTCGTTAGGGATTTCTTGTGCCAGTTGTAAGTACAAGTCGGAGATCTTGTATACTTCTGTCATCAGACGCATACGTGGTCGGTTGAACTTCTTGTCGTAGTCCATTTCCTTCTGGATCGCACCGAAGATCTTACATCCGTTCTTACCGTTGATATGAACTACCAC